CTTAATTTTGTGTAATTAACAAGTTTTGAATTACTCATAATTATTCCTCACTTTCATCTGTTTTTACTTCGACTGTTGTCTTTAGCCTTTTGACGATTGATACCAAAAATTTCGGCAATGGAATACCAATTTCAGAGAGGTTTTCTAAAATTGAAATCAACTCATTGATGATAAACCAAATCGTAACAATCATGCCGATACAGTAGTTAATTTGCAGGTCGATTCCGCAGTTGACAAGTGTCGAGCTGATGAGATAGTCGGCAACAATACCGACCGCTACGGCTACGATATAGCCTACCTTTTTGATAATGCCTGTTACACCGACACGGCTGTTAAGCGTGTGGCTGATGTATGCCTGTGCCATTCCTGTGATGTAGTCGATAATCATTACCGCAATCATCACCGCAAACGGCACAAGTAAGATGTTAAGATATGCGACAATAGCACCGCATACCGTGGCAAATAATGCCTGTAAAATGTTTTCTTTCATTGTTTACACCTCGCTTTCTGTCGTCGGCTCATCAACGGTTGGATTATCGCCCCAAACCGCCATAACGGCGTTGTAATATTCGTCTGACAGCACCGTTTTAAGCTGTTCTCTGCCCGATTTGCTGTTCATGTATGCGTTGCGGATGTTTCCGCCCACCTGCATTTCTTCACCGTTAAAGGTCAAAAACTGCTGTCTGAGTACCGACACGCTGTCCTTTGTGAGCATATCGAGTGTGATTTTTTCTTTAAGTTCCATAATTTTTACCTCCGTTATTTAATTTTGTACGAACAAATCACATTGATTTGTTCGCCGTCTGCGAATGTGTAAGCCGTCTTATCCTGTGTCTGAAACTGCAACCAAGTGTTATTTTTTAACACAGCAAATTTAAAGACCTTGCCAAGGTTTGAAATGCCGACACAAAAAACATTGTCCTCGGCAATGCATTTGTACGGCAAATCAATCAGCGGATATGTGCTGTTTGCTCCAATTGTAGCCGCATTCATTTTGACCGTTGCACTGACGATTACGATGTCACCAATCGTCTTATATGTACAGCTTGCATTTTTGATTTTATCGGTAATGGTTGAATACGGTGTAAGCTTTGATGTACCGCTTTCAATATTTGATGAATCATATTTAGTTGCAAGAAGTGAATCAACCTCTGACGCAGAGTAAGACTTAGTTGGTGTGTCGCCAGACTTAGCAGTTGGTACATACATTAAGCGACCGCCCATATTCTGGTCACGAGCACCGGCACCGTCAGCACAATACCAAAAGAAAACACCCGCAGTATTGTCACTACGACAACCACCGCCCAACCGAACGATTCTGTAACCATTCAGGTCTTCGGCTCTATAGAAGTAATCACCAACAGGAAGTGCAGATGTACCACCTATTTCCGAAGGCATTAAAAGCCAATCATATTTTTCCGAGCCGTAACCTAAAGCAGAAATATAGCCGTTTTTATTCGGGAGTGTAAATCCAACAGGCTCATAGTTATCAGAGTGCTTTGATGCATTGAATGCGAAGTCTTTCGCAACATAGGGTTGACCGCCACACATTGTTCCGTCACCCCAAATGTTGATTCCCTGAATGTGTTTCCAGATATTTCCCCACGGATTTTCGATGCCACGATAAGAAATGGAAACTTTTCCGTTTGCTGTTTCAGTAGTTTGAATGCCTCCAATTTCATTGATGGTTTCTTTTGCCTGACCTGTGCTGTTACCAAGCTCGGCTGTTGAACCTGTAAGGCTTGAACAGTTATATGATGCATTACCATTGATGCTAACAACACCCTTACCGATGCCTGTCTGCGAGTTCATCATCCCAAGTTCAACCATCATCAGAATTTGATTCGCGCTTGTTGCCTCGATTGTTTCAAGGTGCCAGCCTGCACCCCTGTTCTGTGCCATTGTTTCAAGATTTACTTTATTGAGAGGTTTTTTCAATCCTGATATTGGTTTCTTTCCGGCAACTGAACAGAGTAAATCTCCCGCTTCAATTGCCGTATCGGTGTCAACACCATCATTGACATAAGCTTGTGTGGAAACATCATACATACTGCCCTCATCAGCCGAAAAAAGAATGTAGTTAATCGCATTGCTGTTTTCATCATAGAATGCTGGATGCAGCTTAAAGCCTGTTTTGGGTTTGGAACTCACATAGTAGTTTGCTTTTCGCAAATGATAGCCGATACCTGAATCGGTGTTTTTTTCCAATTTAAGTGGTACGACTTTGTAATAAAATGCAGGCTGATAAACCATTACCTGACCATTACTGCCGTCTTCTGTATAGCTCTCATCGCCGTAGTATGCAGTGATTGTGCCGTCATCTAAAACATTACATCTTCTTCTGCCGCCGTACATTGTAAATTTATTAAAGTCTGAACCTTGCGACAATCCGACTGCACCTGCAAGTCGGGTAAAAGTCTTATTCTCATAATCAACGCAAAGTCCTGCTATATCTTCATCTGTGTAGCCGATGAATGCCTTGACATCGTCAACATCTGCCTTGTCTGCTTTGTTTCCGAGAAACTTGTCCGTTTCTTCTGATGAGTAGGCTTCGCTCGCATCGTAATAAAAATCGTTAAGATATTTAATGCTCGGATAATTGGTACTGCTGTCTGTAATGTCCGTTTTTGAAATTACCTTGTTTGAGTTGTCCTCTTTCGCTTTAAGAGCATTGGCTACGTCTGTTGCGTTTGCTTTACTATGTAGGTTTTGTTCTGCACTCTGCAAACGTGCCGATAACTGACTGACCGTGCTTTTGTCAGCTTTATTAGACACAGACGAATCAATCCCGTTAAGCCTTGCTCCAAGTGAATTAGAACTGCCTCTTGCTGTGACAACCTCTCGGCTGATTTCGACAAAACTGCCAGCACTTGCGCTATTTATTTTGCTGTTTTCGGCGAGGCTCGGGGTTACCATGACTTTTAATGTCAGCGGAGTATTTAACACCTGCGTTTCACCGTTTGCAATCTTAATTTCGATTGCCAAGAAGCCCGACATAGACTTGAAATCTTCAAGCGGAACAGTAATAACATCTGCCGTGCTGTTCAGTGTGCAAGCGACTGAATCTGAAATTAAATATCCGTCCGTTGCAAAGGTTGCAGTTACTGAGCAATCTGCAAAGGTCAATTTTTCACCGCTGGCCGTCAACATTACATCGAGATAGCGGACTGCTTTGTCATTTACATTTGCAATTGCAACAATATTCGGTGCGTTGCGGTCATTTACATCAATTGTAATTGATTTATGTTTCATACTAATTGCCATTATCTTCTAAACCTCCTTTGAATTTTGAGCAAATCAGACATTGACATACTTAAGTCGCCGATTGTAATTTCTTTGTATTTCTGAGATACACTATCGTAGACCGTTTTTGAAATTCTTCGGCTAAGATTCGTGCCGTCCGGCATCACAACCGTTACTTCATCATAAAGTTTGATTGCGTGCATTTTAGTAAGCTCATTTTCAAGAGTTACCTTGATACTCAGGGTTTCCGCTGTCTGTTCTGTTGAATAATTGTAATCGGCAACTGCATTACGCAAAGCATCTCTGACTTCTTCGTAGTTTTCGCCGGTGCTGGGATTCAAAGTGTATTTTTTGATTTTGTTTGTGCAATCATACAAATATGTGTTTTTTATGTTCCGTTTTAACCCTGTTTCATATGGCTCAGGGCTTGACACGACGACCTCTTTATTATTCGTAGTGTTGCATCGTGCGTAAGGCATAACATGTGTATAGTAGTTGCCGATTTCAGCAGTCTGCTTATAATCTGACACATTAGCGCCGAAAGCTATACGATAGCCATTTTTCGCTCCTGCTGTACTGATTTTTTCAAAGTAAATATCAAAATTATTAAAATACAGAACACCGCCAAACTGATTTATCAGTCCTTCGTCATCGTCTTTGAAAATGTCCTCAAACTTTACTGCCTGTGAATAGCCTAAGGAGATTCTTTTTTTGGCTGTGATTGATGAGCTAAAACTAAACCACTTATATGGGGCCTCCGTAAACCACATATACAGAGGTTTCCCTACCTGGCTGTAATCTCGCATGAAGTGGTCAATTAATTCTTTCGGTGTGCCATACATCGAACCGTCTGTCGCACGAGGAATTGTGCCATTTTGAAAAAACATTCTTGACACATGTTCGCCCGACACGGTTAAATCACCGTTTTTATCGACTTCTATTTTTGTGACATAAAAATACTGTGGCTCAGATACATTATTCACTTTCGCTTTAACGTATGAGGTTATTTTAATTTTTGGCGCGAGCTTATCTGTGCTTTTAATTTTTGCACTAAAGCTGTATGTGCCATTTTGCTCCATTGTCACCAAAAACTCGGTGCATTCAGCCAAAAAACCGAAACCGTTAGAATCGAACAATGGTGTTGGATTCTTATAAAAGTCAGCAATGTTGTACAAGATAGGGTACATTACAATCTCCTCCAATTCGGCTTAATTTCAATATCGGTAAACGCATTTGCGCTTTTCCCTGAGAGTTTTATTTTATTCCAGCCGGGCAAAAGCTTTGGAAACTCTGTACAACTTATGCAATTGTTTGCTAAGCTCGTGCCGTTATCGAAAGAAGCGGACTGCTGTTCGGAATCAAGTTCAATATAATCCTTATCCGATGATGTTTTAACTGTTAAAGTTTGACCGTCATTAACCGTCAGCGTCAACGGATTAACTTTTGTGCCTTTATTGATAATCTTGATGAAAGGCTCGGCTGTGTAATTTTCGGGGTTGTAAATTTTGATTTCCGCCGTTTGTGTCGAGGTCAATTTTGGCTGGATAATCTCTTGTCCTAAATCGCTATACCAGAACGGCACTCGGCTGAAATTTATTGTTGTTGACAAACAAAGAGGTGCAACTTCTTCTATTGGCTCAACCCCTGTGCAAATCGCTTTCGTATAATAGCCGGGATTATAAGTATCCCTAAAGATTTTATACTCACCGTCCCACACCGTAAGCCATTCTGCAAACGCTCTTACAAGCTCGGCATTACTTTCGTTCGGCACAATGTACGGATAGCTGTTGACTTCAAACTGCATTTCGACATTATCAAACACACCGTTGTCGGTAATCACTCCGCCATTTTTGCCGTAGATGGATGTAAAATCAAAGTTACGCTTTGCAATTTGATATTTTGGGGAAGTAGCTATAAAAAAGCCTACTGACCGTAAATCGGTGCCGTTGTATGAAAAACTATGCCTCATCTTTAACCTCCCAATTTCGACGCTTCACCGTCAAGCGTTTGCACAATCGCATTTGATACACGGCGGTTAAAATCATCAACATCCATATCATTATTGATATGGACATCGCCTGTAAATTGAATCTCAATCGTAGGTGAATTTGTAACAGCTTTCAACATTTGACCGTTTACCGTTGCATTTTGACTTTGGGTGCGAATGTCTGCAAATTTATTGTTAATCGATCCGATTGGATTACATTCAACCGCTGACAAGGCCCTTGAGGTTAAAGACCTTACCGTCTTTTGTGTTTCGGCAATTTCATCGGCGATTCCAAGACGATAACCCTCGCCGAAATATCTGCCTAACTTTCGGGTTTTTCGGCTCGGTGAATGTGAATCTTGAGTCTTCTTAAGAGTGCTAAGACTTAATCCTGCAAGTCCTTCCACTGACTTGAATAATTTATCAGAGAGGCTTCCGGCACCGTCCATATAGCCTTGAACTAAGTTTTTGCCTTCTTCGTAGAATTTGTCATAAACTCCCGAAAAATTATCAAAGATTCTATTGACAAGCGACTTGCACGAATCATCAACTTTTTTGTTGGCGTCTTTGTCTTTCGTACCTTTGCTGGTGCCCTCAGGGATGCCTTTACCGGCTTCTTCGCTGTTTGGTTCGAGTTTGTTAAGCTCAACGGTTGCCTTATCTACAAGCTCTCTTGCATTATCAACCATTTTTTGGGTAACACCCGGTTGATTTTCATCCATTGCAGTTTTTAGCAACTCATAGTTTGCGGTAAAGTTTGCAAGCTGATTTTCAAGGCTTTCTCTTGAACCTGTTTCAGCATCAATAAAACCGTTTTTGATTTTCTGCTGTTGTGCGTTGATTTCGTCAGCTTTACCCGTGGCGATTGCGGCAACCGTGCCGTACATATCGTTGTATTTAGCAAGCTCAATTTCTGCTCTTTCCTGCAACTCTTCGGCTTCTTCAACTTGGTCTTTTGTGACACCTTCAACACCGTCTTTGTATGCTGTCCTTAAATTCTCGGCATTTGTCCTAAAATCATTGACCTGCTGTTCAAGAGCGTCTTTGTTACCAGTTGTATAAGTAACAATGTTATTAGACAAGTCCAACATTGCGGCTTTAATTTCTTCGGTGTTGCCTTTAGCATTTGCAGCGGTTAAATTCTCAAAATTTTGAATTGTGGTGTTGTAGTTGACGATTTTGTCTTGATAAGTTTTGTACTTGGCTTCGGCGTCTTTAAGAACGCTTTCTTTTTGGCTTAAAACATTTTTGCGATTTTCCAATTCTTGGTCGTAAGCTGTTTCTAATGCCTTTATACGGCTTTGAGCGACATCAAGTTCTTCTTTATCAACCTTTTCACCTTTAGCGTTAGCGCTAATGACACCTAATGTATGCTTATCAATGTTCTTATTTTCATATGCCCACCATGCGACATTTTCAGCTTTTGTGTCATGCATTTGCAAGCTATTTACGCTATCTCTTGCCTTGCTCACATCATTTTTATTTTCACGAACAATGGCATACTGATTAACGCTGTCGGCCTTTGCGCCTGCAAGACCTGAAACTGCTGTCTGATAAGAATCTTCGGTCGCTGAAAGCAAAGCAAGTGCTTTCTTTGATTCAAGGGCATCATCCATTGAGCTTTTAAGGTCTTTATAAGACTGAATAACATTGCCGTTCCAAGTGATTTCATTGCCTGTAACTCGGCTCAATTCATTGGTAATAAATTTTGCTCTGTCTTCATAGCCTTTTTTGACTTCGCCGTTTTTGTCAACAATACCTTGCAATTCGACCCATAAATCGTCGTAATGTTGAAATTCGCTTTCAACCTCCGATGTCGCATCTTTTTTGCTCTGAACATATTCATCATTGGCATCTTTCAGCTCTTTGATTTCTTCCTGAGCTTGTTCATGCGCTTCGTTGAGCTTGTCCTGTGATTCTTTGGCTTCATCGTTTGCGCTTGCAATTGACCACAAGGAGCCTACAAGCGTAGCGGCTAAGCCTACGATGATGCCGATTGCATTTGACTTTTGTGCAAGGTTAAGACCTTCCTGCGAAATTTTGGCACTCTCTGTAGCAATTCTGAGGCTTTTATATGCCCCTATAAGGCTTTGAACGCCGCTTACAACAGCGGTTGTTTTTTTACCTACCCAAATACCGCCAACAAGAGAGCCTACAATTTTAAGCGTAGGGATGATATCGTCAGTATGGTTTTCGACAAATTTACATAGTTTTTTGACTTCCGGAAACAGCGATTTGCCAATAGGATTGATAACATCGGTCTGTACAGTCCTGCCAAGACTTGCCCAATCGGCTTCAACATCATCATATTTGATATCCTTGATTTTTTCCATTGAGCCTTTGACATTTTTGTAGTTTTTGTTGACATTCCCAAGCGATTTGATAACTTTCATTGCATTATCTTCACCGAGAGCCGACCAAACCGTTGAAGCTGTAGTTAATGCCTTTTGCTCGTTCTTTGTGTTTTTTAAATCGCTGATAACGCTATAAAAAACATCTGATGCAGTAGCTTTGCCGTCCTTCCATTTTTTAAAAATTTCGCCCGTGCCTTTTGAAAAGCTACCGAGATTTTCTTCAATTCTTCCGTCGGAAAGGGAAATTGTAAATTCTTTGACAAAATCATTAACTTTGTCAAGATTGTACGCACCGTTTTTTGTGCCGTTTTCGAGGATTGAAAACATCTGCTCTGCATCAAAGCCTGCCTGTCCCCAAATCTGTGAATATTCGGCAATATTATCGCCGAGCTCTCCGCTGTAATTTAAGCCGTTTTGCGCACCTTTTACGATATAGTCAAAAGCCTCATCAGCTGTTAAGCCCATGTTGGTCATCAGACCGTTAATGCCTCTTAAAGTTTCGCTGATATCAAAGTTATCAAAAGTTGCTTCAAGCGTGTACAGATTTTCCGCCATGTCTTTAAGCTTTTGGGGATTTTGTTCATCCGTAACTTGCTTGATTTTCGACAAGGTATTCGCAATATCTTCTTGCGATTCTCCAAAATTGTCTTTGTAAATTTCGTCAATAACGCTTTCGTATTTTGATAGCTCTTCAGTAGTCAAGCCGGTTTGAGCCTGCAAGGAATTTAAAGCTTTTTCTTCACTGTTTGCACTTATGACAGTTCCGGTCAACGCTCCGCCGACCGCTGTTGCCGCTGCACCTGCTTCTTTTAATGCACCACCAACAGCAGATTTAAGGTTGTCGGCTGAGGATTTAACATCATCCATTTCTTTTTTGACCTTGGATAAATCAGTTTTATTGGATTTATTTTCAAGGTTTTTAAAGCTGTCGCCTGTCTTGTCAACACTTTTTTCAGTTCTTGACATCTCACTTTGAGCAGATTCGAGGTCTATTGCATTTGCTTTTTTCTCAGTTTCCGCAAGCTGTTCAGCGAAATTTTTAAGTTTGCTTTTGGTTTTTTCAACTTCACGCTGATAAGCTCTGTACTGTTCCGTCGAAATTTCGCCGTTTTTTGCCTGTTCTTCAACCTGATTTTGTACCTCAAGCAAGCGGTCAAGAGCGGACTTGCTTTTAGCAATCTGCTCTTGTAATACCTCTTGCTTTTGAGCAAGCAAAACAGTGTTTTCAGGATCAAACTTTAATTGTCTGTTAACAGCCGACAATTCGCTCTGTAAGCTCGCCGATGAGGACTGTACAGCTTTTAGGGATTTTTGCAAATCCATTGTATCGCCAGCAATCTTGACGGTGATGCCTTTAATCGTTGACGCCATATCTGTCCTCCAATTCTTTATATCTGTTCATAAACTCGCTGTACTGCTCCGTTGAGATTTCTTTGTTTTCAAATCTTTCCGTTACGAAAGGCAATACAGATTTCATTTTCTGATATTTTTCTTCATCTTCGTGAATATTTTTGTTGTTTCGCAATGCAAAATAGGTTTCGACATAATCAAGCACAAAACCTATTGTAAATCTTTGTAAATCAGCGACAGTCAGACCACTCCTGACGGCATAAGATAAGATCTCTTTTGCCGTCAGGAAAGTTTTAAATCCGTTTAGGTCGCTGTCGCTGTCACTTTTGGGCTGTCGCTTTTTAAGCTGTCAACAATAAGGTTGATAATCGTGTCTGTCGCCGAAATAGCGTCCTTAATGCTGATTTCTTTCGCCCAAGTCTTAAAGTTGGAAATTGTATTGTCTGCCGTCTTTGCCGCTGCCCACAAAAGCTTTACGGCAGAACCGAACTTTACATCGTTAAGATTTTTAACCAGAACACGGTCGGCATCACGCAGAAAGCTGTGGCCTTTGAATGTGTCCTCGTAAATGAGCATTGTGTAAGCGGTGACCTCAACCTCAATATCTTTGCCGTTAATAACAACTGTATCTTTCATTAGCTCTTAGCCGCCTTTGTAGTGTCTGATGAGGCCTGATCTGTAGGAACTGCCGATTTTGCAGCCTTTACAGTCTTTACAGTAGGAGTTACAACATTTTCCGGCAGAGTGTCAGCATAAGATGTATAGCGTACAAAATCATTGTCAGGGCGTGGTTTTGACGTGATTGTAAATGTCGGGAACTGTGGGTCGAAGTTACCTTCTGATGTTTTGTCGTTTCTGCTTGCTCTTGCAGCTACGCAGTCAAAATATGTGTCAATCTCGTAGAGCTTGTCACCTTTGTATGTTTCCTTTGCGGCAAGAAGAGCGAATCTCGGCATTACTTTGATACCGCCCTTTTCGATGATACCGCCCTCAGTTGCTTCATCATTGCCGAACCAATCTTTTTCGATGTCGTCGACTGCTGAAATAAGCTCAAGACTGATTGTGTAGCCGCCGTTTGCACTCGCTACAATAATAGGCAAGCCGTCAGCATAGATCGTCTTTGAATCGCCGATAGGCTCTGCACCAATACTTCTGCCGCCTGCCTCATCGGATTTAAACCAAATCGGTGTTCCGTATGTGATTTCGCCTGTGCTGCTTTCTGTCAGCACAGCATAACCAACTTTTCTAATAGTTTTATTCATCAATAAGCACTCCTTATGTTTTTAGATTCTTTTTATTCCGCTCAAATCACCGCCGCCAAAAGCTTCAGATGATTTAATGAGCTTTTTTATTCCGGCTTCAAATTCGCCGTGAATTTTCTCTGTTGCCGGGGCAATATGCACCTTCGGTTGTACCGTTCCGCCTTTTTGGCCCCTCTTTTTACGAGTTTTTTCGAGGAGGTGTGTAAGCCGGTACTCAGGCTTAGCTGAATAAACCGTTTTTTCATAGAATCGAAATGTTTCGTTTGTGACCTTTACTCTAAACGATTTGCGATATTTTTTTCTTTTGCCGACAGGTGCATTTTTCTTGATTTCGTTTTTGAGCTCTTCGGCTTTTTTATCAACCAACAATCTAACGCCCATTTGGATGTCAGCCGAATAGGTTGACAGCTCTTTCGATAGGGTATCGCCAAGGCGGTCGATACCGACTTTTTTGTAATCACTCATCAAAAGTCACACTCAAATTGTAATAACTCACACAAAGTTTATTCGTTATGTCCCACGCTCGGTTCGGCTTTTTCCAACCGAAGCCGTTTTCGTTGAGCCATTTTTCAAACTTCGTTTCGCTTGTGTGGTCATCTTTCGCTGTGTAGAGTTCTATGATGATTTTTGCAGTTTTCCAAAGGCATTTACCGTCTGCGTAAATGCCTGTTTCTTCATCTTTGAAATAGACGAGATATGGGGCAGGAGTTGATTTGTTGTAATCTGCCTCTACACATTTAAAGCCACAAGACTTAATAAGTTCGACAAATTCGTCATAATTCTTAAAATACATCTGCACCACCCTCATACAGCCCCCTCTGTGACAGGCTCAAAATTGAGCAAGGGGGATTTTTGCTTTTGTCATGCTGAATCTGCTCAATTTTAAACCTTGTGCCGCTGATAACAACTGCCATGTCCGTTCGCAAGTTTTCGTCCTTGTGGATATGTATGACCTTTGACAGTTCAATATCGTTCTGTTTTGCACCATAAAAACGAGTTACACCGATTTTTTCGTTGCCAAAGCGATACCTTTTCAAGCTATCGGCAATGATATCATCGTTTTCGTCCGTTTCGTAGATTTTTGCAAGTCCGTCATTAAAGGTTAAAAAATCTATGTTATTCTTCAAAATCATAGCTTTTCACCTCATATTCCTGCCTTAATTTCAAAATTTCGCTTTCAAAATTATGGTCGAACATTTCAACAGCATTTGAGTAAGCGTATCTACAATAGTCAAACAGCAGACTTCTTGCTCTTGTCGGTCGTTCAAAATCCTCATCAGTAAGCAGAGGGTTGTAATCACGGAGGTGCTGTTTTCCGTTGGCTATAATTAACTCAATTTTCGACTTTGTGCTTTCATCTGTTTCGATGTGTTCGCGATCAAAATCGAGCATATTAACTACATCGTTCATAATTCCCATTGTTCAACACCTCCGTGAAAAATTAAGCTGTTGCTGTCTGATTAAGAGTTACCTTGATTTCGGCAGGATTGAGCGCTGAAATATCAAGCTTAAGAAAATCGTTTGTGTGAAGCGAAAAGCCTGTAGCGTAAGCTTTAATGAGATAAACTCTATTGTCCTCAAGAAACTGATACTGGTCAGAGTAATCAAGCTTACCTTCCTTACCTGTTGAGAGGCAGGCCTTATATTTTGAAAGCTGGCCAATAATGGCAGTGCCTTCTGTAACCATTTCAGACGGATAAACATTTGTCGGGAACGGGAAGAGGTTGTTCTTGAATGAGCCGTCTGTTGCAAGTACAGTTGTAGCAGGGATAATCTTCGTGAGATAGTCAACAGGATTAACGATGAGGTCAACCGATGTGATGTTGTTTGTCTTACCACCCTTGCCTTTTGCAAGCTTGGCAACAACACCCATATACGACTTAATGTCAAGGCTTGTGAGCTTTGTTGCTGTCTTTTCAGTGTAAGCGTTTGCTTTTACTGCTCCTTCGGGGTCCTTGAGCATACCAATCGGCTTGCCATTGCCGTCACCGTTGATAAAGCCATCTTCAAGAGCGTAAGCGAGTGCATCAGCGAGGATTCTGCGGACATATGCGTCGATGTATGTAGCACCGAGGTCGAGTATATCCTTCGGAACGGGGATAAAGGCACTTACCTTTGATGTTGAGAAATCCTTTTCCTGGATTGTGCCGGCAAGCTCCTGTGTGATTTTTGAGCTTAAAGCACCCCAAGCAGCGAGCTGTTTTGTGTCTGTGGCAAAAATCGCCTTAACAGAGCCGTATGTGTTTTCGATGCCGATTGCATCAAGCAGAGGATGATTGTTTGTAATGTCCTCAAGCACTGTATCGAGAATTGTCTGCGGAATTGTAACATCAAGACCTGTGAGAGCCTGCTTAACATCAGCAGATTTTGCCGCTGTGACGAAATTATTGTAAAATTTCTGCTCTGCGCTTGTAAGCTGTCTGAATCCTCTCTTGGCAAGGATTGTGTTGTCGGCGGTTTCGCCGATTTCCTGTGCGACCTCAATGATTGACTGCTGAATACTGTCAGCATAGGCATTGAGAGCCTCGGTCATTTTTGTTTCATCTTTGGTATCAATGGCAGTTTTTAAGTTTTGCGCAAACTTTGCTTTTGCGTTCTTAATCGCATCAAGATTCTTCATTTTTTAAATCTCCTTTATAAATAATTTTTGTTTTTGAAATACTCTTCAATAAAGCCAAAACTATCCTTTTCTTCGGAATTTTTCAGTTTTGGCTCGGGTGGTGTCTGTGGTTCAGGTGGTTCAGGCTTTGCACCAAGCATTTTTGCAAGCTCTGCCGCTGCCTGTTTTGCTTTCGGGTTTTTCTTCTGCTGTGCATCATCAACGATTTCTTTTGAATCGGTTAAGTCAACCGGATCAAGAATTTCGTCACACAAACCGATATCAAAAGCCTCCTGCGCCGTCAAAAATGTTTCTGCGTTGAGAAGCGGCTCGAGGTTTTCTCTCGTGAGCTTATCGCCTGCGTGTACAAGGTAAGAATTTGTGCTTGCTTCGCTGATTTTGTCGAGCTGGGTTGCAAATTCTCTGTGTTCCTTCGCATTGCCGTAACAACCGCCGACTGCATGATGAATCATCATTGTTGTGTTTGATGGCATTACAATCTTGTCTGCCGCCATTGCGACAACAGAAGCAATTGAACACGCCATACCGTCAATGTATGCAGTGACCGGCACGCTCTGCCGTTTGAGCAAATTGTAAATTGACACGCCCTCGTCGACATAACCGCCGATTGAGTTAATATAGAGCTCAATGCCGTTAATTGTTTCGGCTTTTTCGATTGCCTTGCGAATATATTCGGCGCTTGTCTTGGATTCTACGAGGTCGCCCCAAATGTTCAAGTAGCTCGGCTCAATTTCGCCATAAAGATATATCTGCAAGACACTCTGATTGTCTGCAATTTGCTTGATGTTGTAATTTCTACTTTTCATTTATTCTATTCACCACCCTTCAAAGCATTTGCTATTGTTTGGTAATTTTTAGTAATGTAATATGTATGCGCCCAAGCCTCAGAGCAAGGGAGCATGTTGCAATATTTTTGAGCCTGCGCAGGTGTCAGCACACCGCTGGCAATTGACTTGTCGAGGTTGTTCGCCTGACTGATTGCGTCAATATGTCTGACTGTCGTTGTGTCAATTAAGAGATAATTGCCTTTGTTAAATTCAGCACCGCCGAATCTCTTTTTTGTAATCTCTTGCTCAAACATATTTGCAATCGGATCAATTGCATTACCAATAGCGCAATCCATAGCGTCTGAGAGCTGAGAGGCTTCACCGCTTAAAATTGCCGGGGCAATGTGCAAAGCGTTGCCGACAATCGTGTACGCCTCAGTTTTTAACTTCTGAATATCGTTAATCTCGCTGTTCGTAGTCTTTCCGGCATCGGTTGACGGCTCGGTGTAGTGCATACCTTTGTACAGAGGCATAACTGCGTTCTTATTTGCGTAAAACGCTTTAAACTGCTTTGCCAAAACTTTGTTGTAAGTTTCAGCGAAGTTTTCGTCGCCGAAGCTGTAATTATCCATCTCTAAGATGCCTTTGTGACCGACCGCTTTATTATATCTTTCCTGAGCCGATAACATTAACTGCTCGTAAGTGTCGCACATATCGGCTAACAAACCCCTCAGAGCAAAATTATTATATTGAAGATAAATTACTTCACTTTCAAAAAAAGTTCGCTGGTATGTAAAATTTCGGCAAGTAACACCGCTGAAAGAATCATCAATCAATGCGTGTTCTGTTCTCGAAAAACTGTCCGCAATTAAAAGCTGATTGTCGGTTGTTTCGATAATTAATAGTTCATTGTCAAAAATCAACTTCGCAACAGCCTGCGTAAAAAACTCAATTTTGGTCTGATGTTTGTTAGGCGCATAATTCCACAAATAATATTCATCGTTGCGACTTTCTCGGTTATTGCTTACCGTCACAAATTCGCACTTTGCCAAACTTCGAGCAATAAAATCAATTGCAGTAAACAAGGCAAGTTCAGTCAGGTGAAACCTCTGTTCATCAACCGCCGAGCTGTCCTCATTAAATTCCGCTGCAACGGCATCTTTTTTAAAGAGATTTTTTACCCAGTTTATTACTTTCATTTTTTCACCTGCCTTTTAAAATACAATTGCGTTAAAGCAATTCTTAAGTTCATCAACCGACATCGGCTGATTTTGTTTTAGTAAATCAAGTTGCGTATATGCGGCAACAAACGCCATGAATCCGTCTGTTTTTCGTGATTTTGGCTCAATCTTTCCGTATATGATATTGCCGTTTTTATCCTCGACAGCCGATGTGTTGTTTGTGTACCAGCGCATTAATGCCGAATCACCCCAAACGATTCGGTGATTTGCAAAATCAGAAGCAATTAGAGGAGCGACAAGCATTTTATCTGACGGCCTTACAAGTTTTAGATTGTTTCGTCCCTTACGGTCACATTCAAAACCCAACTGCATTAACGGTTCTTTGAGTAATGTATAGCGGTAGTTATCTAACGCTCCGCCGACAATGTTGTAATGTTCTTTCTGCTCTCTCAACCAGTCGGTGACGATTTCAGGCGGGATTTCCACCCCGTCAACCCTTTGCAAATCCGGCTGTTGCGCATAAGGAAATTTAATCCTACCCAAATCCGCAGATTGCGAGCAATACCACGAAAATGGTTTCCATACGATTAAGTTATTAACCAAAAACATCAAACCGTTGCCCAAGAAGTCAGTAGTTTTTGTGTAATCAATACCAAACACACACGGCTTACCTTCAAGGTCGGGGAGAGGTCTGTTTGTTGCTTTGATATTTTCCCATGAGGTTACAGGGTGAGTTTCTGTGCCTTTCGGGATATTCATTCGTTTAGTCATAAACGCTGAATTATTGATTTTATCTTTTTTCCATTCTTCAAATTCTTTCTTTATTTCTCTTTGTAAATCAGGGAAATATTGTAAAGACGGATTAGCTTTATACCAGTTTTCGGGATTATAAACCTCTTTTTCATCGTCTAAGCGACAAATGAAATAGAGCGTCCCGTTATCCGAAGCATCGCCATTTAAAACTTCAAGTCCCTCCGAAAGTTCGTTATCAAGGGGTCCGTCACGAACATCTCCCATTGTGGTTATTGTCGTCCTGCGTGGTAAAGGTTTTTTGCCTAAACCTGTAGTAAAAACGTTAATGAGGTCGTAATTTTCGTAAGCGTGTTTTTCATCAAAATCTACTTTGCCTGGTCTGCCGCCGTCTTTTGTTTTACTGTTTGATGTTCTGTATCTAATCGTCGAGTTTGTTTTTATATTAGTGATTTTGGTTTTGTTCCACTTAAAATGCCGCTGCATTTTTGACGCATTATTTTCCAAGATTTCATAAATATCATTAAAACTCGTTTGTGCTTGTTCTTCGGACGTTGCGCAAATATCAATATCGTAGTTTCGCACGCCATTGACCGGAGTTACCAAAGCAAAATCTTCAAAAGCAAGATAACCGTTTTTTCCCGTTCCTCTTCCGACTACACAAACCAAGTCGGGAAACCTTAAAACACCGGGAGCAGAGTAGGTGCAGTTATGCAAAGCGAAGCAAAATTTTTCCCATTCAAAAAGTTTATAAGGAAAATATTTCTGGAAAGCTAAATATTTTTCAAGCTGTTCTTCATCGACGTAAATTTCCTCGTTTTCAAAGACATTTTCGACAAACTTAATTAGCTGAATTTGCTCTCGGCATACACGATATTTACCGTTTTTAACAAGGTTTATGTACTCATCTATGACTTTACAGTTCGTCATCAGATTCACTCTCAACTTTGTCAATTGACAGCCCCATTTGTGAGAGAATTGCTAAGCGCTGTTTGTTGTACAGAACGGCATTTTTGACTGAAGGGTTGTCTTTCATATACTCTTTGCCTGTGGCGCTGATAGCTTTGTATGTCAAGCCATTTTTGCGGATGTCCGCCTGCATTTTACGCTCAAGTTTCGTACAAAAAATATAGCTGTCAATTAAATCTCTATAGACTTCAATGTTTGCACCTTTCAAGGTCAGTTGTTCAATCAAGCTGTCCTTGATTTCTGCAATTTTAATCTGTGCCATTTGGTGCCTACTCCTCTCTCAAAAATTTCTCGTGTGCGTGCGCGAGACCAAACTGTCGTGCCTTTACACCGTTATCCATAAGCCTCGGAATTTTTCGATTTTTTACCCGGGGGTATGTCTTTTTTTCAACTCACCACCGCTCAGCAAACTCATCTTTTAATTTTTTTGGTTCGTACTTGTGATGTTCTTTGTAATGACAGTCCTTGCAAAGACATTCGAGGTTGTTGATATCAAGAGCAAGGTCAGGTCTTACTCTGAGATATAGTTTGTGATGCACTGCCTCGCAAGGGCTGTACTTACCTACTGCTCGACAGCGTTCACATTCGTAATGTTCTTTCGCTTTTTTTGCATCTCTGACTTTTTTCCAATCGGCCGTTAAATAGAATCTATACGCCTTGCCCTCACGGATTTGGCTAATGATCCAGTCCGTTGTTACTTTTCGTTTTATCATTACAATTTAATTGTACAACAGGTTTAATCGCTTCTACTGACATCTTTCTTTGTGCAATATGTACAAATGTTAAGCCCACGAAGGTTTGCGCAAAGCAATCGTGCCTCTTTTAACCAGCGAAACACCGTGCGTTCGTCTGTATAGTTATTGACAGCAAACTTGGTCACTCTCAAATTTATTTCACCTTTGTGCAACGGTTTTGTTGGTGCAACAAAATAAACAGCGCTGACAGCTTGACAGATGTAGTCTTTACCGCTATTGGTCAAGGCATTAAGTGTGTCTACCACAGCAAGCAGGTCAAGTTGTAATGCTCGGTGCATTGCCTTGTCAGCTACAACCTGTGCTTTGCTTGGAAATCCAAGAGAGGCATAAAGTCTAAACTGTGCAATTGTATAATCTCTTGTTGTATCTCTCATATCCTTGCACCTCCGATTTTCTTGTGTTTATGGCTATTGGCCAAGTAAGTAAAATAAAAAGACGCACCCGTGAAGTCATTTATCCACATTTCGTCACGATAAAAATAATATCCTTCGGGACAAGGCAAAGCCTCTCCTCGTTCGAGTTTTCTGTATTCTCGTTTTTTCCCTTCAACAACTTTGACCTCAGGCTTATTGAGATTTCTTGATGTTTTTAATCTTTTCTTTCCGCTGACATCTTTGCGGATGTACTTTGCAAGGTCGGCATAGTTTCCGTCTTGGTAGAGCGGAGTGAAATTTATTCCGTTTTTCCACGGCCAACAAGTCGTTAATATTTCTCTGGCACAATCCTCAATTACGATGTGCAAATGCCAATTCTTTCCGAGCTTACCACATTCGCAGTAGCCGATGTATTTAAACTTGATTTGTTTCTTATCTGTCCTGCGTTTCACTCGTTTAAAAAAATTTGAGACAACCCTCTCAAATTCATCTTCGGTAAATTCACCAAACGGAGCGGAGAATCTTGCGAACCAGTCGCCCTCAGAGAAGTTGCAGAGGATAAGCCTCTGTGTGTGTTGTTCTCCTCTGATACGGTTTGCTTTGGCTTGCTTTTCGTTTGTTCGGGATTGATTGATTTGTCGAGCAAGATTTTTCTTGTTACGTTTGCGAATGGACTGGTAATATTTAACCTCGAGCAAAGGGCCTGATTTAATTTCACACTTGTATGTAAACATAGTTAAACCTTTATTATATATGTAAAAGCTAAAACGGTCACTTAATTAATTCCTAGAGCAGGATAGTAAAAGGGTATTTCAACCCTTTTATTTGTGACTGTCTATTGTTCTATTTTCGCATTAAAAAGTCAGATGATATAAATATGCAGTAGTCCGTCTGACCACCGAACTACTGCTCTGTGCAACCTTGCCGCTGCAATTGTGTGTTTGATTTTTGGTGCATTTTTGTAACAACTAAAACAATCAAAAGAAGAAGTCGTCATTTGACTGTTTTAAAATATGAAAATTTACTTTTTTACATTTGGTTTTTTAGATTTTGCGTGCGACAAGAATATTGCCTTACCTTAAATGCCGAAATATTCTTTGTAGCTTTTGGCAATGCCTCGACAATCATCCGACTTAACCGGCACGTGACATGCTACCTTTCTAATGTTATCAGCATCCAATTCTTTAAAAATTTCTGATGCTCTCGTTTCTTCTGTCGATTTATAAAATTTAAAAAGCAAATCCACAAATGGTATGTTGCCGAACTCATCCAAAAACGCTGTATCATTTTCGGTTAGTGTTTTTAAACATTTTTCCTTGTATGTATCCGATGTATCAGACAGAATAAAAAGTTGATTATAAACATCGTGCTTTGTGAGTAGGTCAATTATCTGTAAGGCGATTTGCAATGTATTAGTATCGTGTTCGGCAATCGCCTTTGACAACTCCGTTAATTTGCAAGAAGTTTCTTTCGTCCTTTTTATCCATTCGATGTGTTCCTTGTTTGCAAAAAAAGTGTCAGTCCTAAACCTGCGATACTCTTGCAGGAGCTTGTATTTGGCCTTGACACAAGACTTGGCTGATAGCAAGCCTATCTTAGTGCAACTGTATATGGCTGACATTGACAACACTAACCAACGATTTAACATATCTAAGCTATTGAGCGTAGCCACGTCAAGGTCACCGTCGATGAAGCCTATCACAAGTTTGTCGAGTTCCGACAATGTTTCTGCCGGTGTCGGATTGTCTTGCATTTCCGCTGCAACCGTTTTTTCGTTTTCGCTCATTCGGCAAGACCTCCTTTGTAGTCGTATAACCCAAGTCTTTTAATTTTTCCTGCGGCAATCTGCGCAACAAACTGGCCATAGCTGTAACTTGTGCCGTGCTTTGCATTGTAATCAGCGCAGTAAAGACACATTCTGTCTATTCGGTCGAGTTTCTTCTTGTGACCTCGTTTCTTTTTTTCTTCACTCATTTATTTCACCTAATTTCAAATACTTTAATATTTTTTCGCTTGCCTCGTTGCAACCATAACATACAGCGACAGCGTAGCCTTGTTCATTAAGGCTTTTAAGCCATTCGGTTTGTTTTTCGGTTGGCTTGTTTTTACCGTGTTTTAATTCAATAAACAATCCGTGATAGCCTCCACGGCTGACAGGCAAAAACAAATCCGGCACACCTGCCTTTACCCCTTGCTTTTTAAGGTTGGCCGCTTCGAGCTTATTCCTACTCCCACCGTTCGGAATGTGGAACATCAAATCAATTTCAGGATACTTTGCCCGGATGAAGGTCGTCCACTGAAATAACTTCCGCTGTTGGTCAGCTTCATACTGCTTCATCGGCAGGTCATCCTTTCTTGTTTTTCAAAATCATATCGCTTTCGATGTATAATGATTTCAATTGTCTCACAAAATCTTCATCAACAATTTCATAAGCACATATAAAGCCGTATGCAATCATTCCAAATTTAACAGCGAAGTACGGAGTACCTTCGATGTCCTTACGCAGTGCAAGTGCCATTGTTTCGTTTGGCATATCCACAAAAGGATTAAGATATACTCTATCAATAAACATTAAGCCCTCTGCGGTGCTAATTGGGAGCATTACTTTACCGTCGTATATAATGCTTATATCCCACATTTCAGCCGGTGTTTCATCCGCCGAACAATCCTCAACATCAATCAACGGCTTGGTTTGACTGATTGTAAATCTAATCTTATCTCTCTGCGCATCGTTGATGTCATAGAGTTTGCATATGTAATCTTCATTGAGTTCCGGCAAGCCGAAAATAGGATAGACTGCATAGCCGTCTGACAGCCATTGCTCGCCTTTTTCGTTGCCGAAAATGGAAATAATTTTATTTTTCTTGCATATGTCGAATGCTTTTTTTATTTTCATTGTCACGCCTCATTTCAACAGTTTATCTATCGAAATTTTAAATAAATCTGACACAGCTATTATGGTATTAATATCAGGTTCAAATTTTCCCTGCTCATAGTAAGATATACTTGTTCTGCTCAAACAGAGCTTTTCACCTAATTCTTCCTGCGTTAATTTATGTTTAAGCCTTAACGCTTTTAATTTTTCGGGGAATGCCAATATTATCACTCCTATTTATCTAACATATTTTTGATGTGCCTGATAAACATCGGATTCATCAGATCTTGCGTATATTTGTGTTGTAGTCAGTTCTTCGTGGCCAAGCATTAGTGATACTTGTTCAATTGGCATACCGGCTCTAAGAGCATCGGTAGCCATGGTTCTTCTGAATCTATGTGGGTGACAATTTTCAATTCCGATGTTTCTACCAAGCTCACGAATGATATTTTCTATTTGTCCTTTTTCAAGCCTTTTGTATTCACCTTTTATTTTAACTTTACTAACGAACAAAGCATTGTTGGTGTCTGACCTCGTATTTTCGTATTTTTCCAAAGCAAGTTTTGCTTGTGCGTTAAGATATACGTATCTTTGCTTGTTACCCTTGCCTGTGATAATCAGTTTATCATCTTTAACGTCACTGCGATTTGCATTTTCCACTTCTGTAACTCGACATCCTGTCGATAATAGAAATTCTATGATTGCCTTCAACCTCAAATCTTTTCCGGCAGCATCTCTGATTTTTTCGGTTTCAATCGGTGTAAACGGCTTTCTGATTACCTTTTCAGCTTTTATTTTTGTGATTTTTTCTGCCGGATCATTTGGTATGTAGCCTTCAATTCTCAGTGTTTTAAAAAATGATTTTAAGTATCTTAATTTTGTATCAAGATAACTGTTTGATACATTTTTATTTAATTGTTCAAAAGCAAGGTATGCACGAATATCATTAACCTTAATGTCTGCGATAGGCTTATTTATTGCTTTAAGCATCATTTGTATTTCATTGTTATAAGCTTTTAGACTTTTGTCAGTTAAACCACTAATTTTTTTAATGGCTAAAAAAGTATTTACTAATTTTTGATTAGGAGTAACTGTTTCGGTGGATAAAGCGTAGGTTTCTTTTTTTAGAGAATATTTCGTCAACAAGACTGACAAAATTTGCTCAACCTTGTTTGCTTCATTCACAGACATATACTTTAGGCATTGTGTTGTTACCATTCGTACGAATTCTGTTTTATCATCCATAGATACACCTTCTTTACTTTCGACTTTGCTTTTGATGAAGGATTGCATATTTTTTTCGTGCTTGATATAGGCGAGCTGACCTGCAATCACTACAAAAGTCAGCGTTTTTTCGTTCAAAAAAATCTTTTCCGCAACGCTTACAATGTTGTACGGGTATTCTTTTAAACGATGTGCAACTGTCGCAATCTTTTTCGCATGCAATACAGCCTTTGATATTGCTCCAATTCAAGCACATATCCTTTTGCCAATATTCACTGTATTCCTCATCAACATTTGAGTTCGTTTTTGCAACACAAAGTAAATCTCCTGCGATGATTGATAACAATAGATTAGCTTTGTTTTTTTCTTCGTCCGACATAAGTCGCTTGTATTTTAACGGCTTGTCAGGCGTTCCGTCTCCAAAGTTTCCGTTGCCTATATAATTTCGTACTTTGTCAAGATTTTCCGTGAGATACTTATCAAATACACGTCCTCTGATAGCTTTAACTGATCGACCGATTCTGTCGGATATTTCTTCATATTTGCTTCCGCATTTAATCATTTCACCAAGTATAGTGTATTCAGATTCAGCCCATTTTTGATGGTTATCAGCTTTTACAGGACGGTATTTGATGTTTAGGTCATTAATTCTGCGCTGTATGGCTCCTTCGCTACGGCACAATATTTGTGACAGTTCTTTGTAACCATACTTTTGCTTTATAAGCAATTCTTTGAGAAGGTTATCTTCTCTGCTTGTCCATGGAGTTGCTTTGATAAAACTGTTCCTTAATATGTCTGCCTCTCGTTTTGGATTTACCCAATCGGGTTCAGGTCCTAATTGATATCTTTCAAGTTTCGAAAAATCTAAAAAATATTGATTTTTCTCTGCCCACATCCAAAATTCATCTATGTAAACAACGATGAAATTTGTTTTTGAACTTCTTGAAATGTTGTGAGTAGGCAGATTCCTATTTTTTACCCACGATGTTTTTAGATAACTGGCAGAAGTGTTTGGACGAATGAGTTTATAAAGATTGCTTATTGTGATGTATCTATAGCCATTAGTCAAGAAAGGTCCTAAGTTTAACTTACCGACTTTTAGCCTTATCGCACATTCGGATCTATCAAGGTGTTTTGTTATAGTGGCCATATTAACGTTGCCCCAAGAAGAAATAAGATAATCTATTTCATCGGCCGTCCATGTTTTATTTAACCTCGACATTTTTCTACCACCTAACAATCTCATTAAGCTGTTTTTTAATGATTTGTAAAAGCGCCTCTTCTTGCATAGATTCATACCTTCTTATAGCAGTTTTGAATGTGAAACATTGGAGTTGTCCAAATTTCAGCACCTTTAGAACGCTCAGCAAAATAGTTCGTATATGGATCACTCAAACTATCTCCAATTTTAACCACCGCTGCACAACCTATCAGCGACATTGCTGTATAGCACATCAGAGCAGTTGATTTGCTGAGCTCTTGGCAGACAATGACACATTGTGTTTGATAATTGATGTCATGATTTTTCAGCACCTCACAAAACGCAATTACATTTGCTCCGCCACCGACCGTAGGCTCAAGAACCGTGATATATCCTTTTTGGGATAATTCAGCTTTTGCATTTTTCTCGTCAAACGAGCTTTCCGACATTGCATAAGATACGGTGTACGGCGTGAAAAATTGTCCGAGAGCGCTGCTTCCCATATCAAGTTGCATATACAAATCCCCCAAAAAATCTTGAAATGGATTTGCTTCGAGTGCATTAGTTATCTCGGCAAAAATTTTTACAATTGTTTCAAATTCGCTTTCACTATAATTTTTGGCGATGTCTTTATAGCGATTTTTGTTTTTTTCAAATGTTTGATTAAAGCAAAAAATATTCTGAATGCTTAGCGCAAACATTTCTATACAATCGTTAAACACTTGCCACAATGACCTTGATCCGGACAATTGGTTGAATAATTTAACAAGTTCTTTGTATTCGGATTTAACTTTGATTGATGCCATTTTCTTCACCTAAAGCGGACCATCTGCACCTGCTCCGCTTTCAATGTCAGAATTTATTTAAAGAGGAGTAAACGAGTTATATATAACAAGCTGTGCAGATCTTGTTATCGGTTAATTTGTTCGGGCATCTGCACCTACCCGAAAATACAATTAAAGAAAGAAGGTATTAAATGGGATTTATATAATCTCGCAAGTGCAGTTGTGTGATTAACTTATTAAATTTTCAGCACAAGAACATTTTGCGGACATCAGCAAAATGTTCTTTTAATTGACTTCACCCGTTGTATAAATCGGATGTGTGCCGTCACGGAGCTGGATTTCTTCGTCGCTCATTACATAGCCGAGTTTACAGAGTAAAGCATAAAATTTGTTTAAATCCGGGCTGTTTTTTCGGCTGATCGTTTTGCGGCTATATTCTACATAAATAAAGCTTAATTTTTCATAAGTTCTTTGGCACAAAGCGTATGCCGTCGCCATAAGCATTCTACCGCTGTTATCGTCCCAATGTTCGTTGATGTAGCTGTCTATGTTTTCAGTATCTTGATTCTCGACCACTTCGCTAAATCTGTATACATTTCTACTGGCTCCTGCCGCCACTTGGGCTACAATAAATTTCACAAGCTCCTGCTTCTTGTTGCTGTCATTGAAATTTGTATCAAGCATAAAGCCTATTCTGAGAGCCTCACAGCGTTCGTCTATTTCTTCCGCCTGTTCAACAAGCTCGTCCCATCTCTGCTCTTCAAGCTTTCGCTTTTCTTCTTCGGCATCGTTCTTTTCCTGCTTTTCAAATGCTTCTGCGTAAATATAAATGTTTGAGCCGTAACAAAAATAAAAATATCTTTTCCTGCCGTCCGCAAAGTCTTTACCGATCAAATCTTTGAGCGCAAAAAATCCCGTATATTCGTAGTTGCTTGGAATTTCGTCACGTTTCTGCGCTTTAATCATTCCATGTTCAAGGCAGAGCTTTTCAATTTTTTCTTTTTCTGCATCTGTTTCCTGCTTCTTAACAGCAGAATACAAAAGATTGTCGAAATTATTCGTTCCGATTGATTTAAGAAGTTTATTTCTTGTGTCAATATCCTTAATCTGATTCAGCCTGTCATAATCCTGCAATGTAGGCTGTCGGATTTGGCTCTCTTTGAAAGCTTCTTCGTCAAGCTCGCAGAGCTTTACTCTCCGTCTGATTTTGCTTTCAGAAAAGCCTGTCTTTTCGGCAACCTCTGCAACCGTATCACCGAGGTCGAGCAACAGCTGACAGCCCTTTGCTTCCTCATAAACTGTCAAATCTGACCGCTGCATATTTTCGGTCAACATCGTTGACAGCTGTTCTTTCTCTGTCATTTCGACAACGGCGCATGGCAGTTCAGTCAATCCTGCCTGCTTTGCCGCTGCTAATCTTCTGTGACCGATAACAACGGTAAAATCCGACTTATCGTCCCAATTGTCATTGTTTGGTACAACAGTAAGGTTCTGCAAAATTCCGTTCGCCTTGATAGATTCCGCAAGCTCCGTCACATCGCCGATAACCTTTCGAGGGTTCTGTGGATGTGGGTGCAGTTTGTCCACTGCTATCATCTGTAATTTAGATTTTCTTTCCATTTTTATAATCTCCTTGATTTTTGCAAGGTTATTTGCTATGATAATATTAGTTAGGTTGCAAATAGCCCTTTATTTGCGGACCGTTGATTGTTGCAAGCAGTCAACGGTCTTTTTCTTTGTCATTTAACAACCAATCGGCACCTTTTTTAAAACCGCCGTTTAAAAATCTTAATCCGTCAAAATCTTCAGCTGTTCCAACTATCGGAATGTTGGTGATTTTCATTCCTGTTCTTTTTTCGATGGCGTTAATAATGTGTTCTGCGTAATATTCATCTTTCAGCGGATCTTCGTTATACAGATCGTTATCAAAACAGCGGACAAACTTACCGTTGTAATATAAAGTAATGTAATTATGACTACTGCATTTCATTGACCAGCCTTCAATAGTGACGGGAGCATTACACGGTCTTTTCATCACTTCTCAACCCCCACACATTCAAAACCATATGTTTTTGCCTCTGCTGATTCATACATTGAAAGTTTTTCACAGAGTTTAGTATTCTCGTTTTTATAACCTCTTAATGCATATTGAGCGTTTGTGCTATTTTCTTCGGCTTGGGATTTATCAAGGCGAGCTTTTTTTAACTCATTTTTGAGATTTTTGTTTTCTTCTCTTAACTCCTTAACATCTTTGAGCAGTTTTCTGCGTGTCGGATAGTTTCTTAACCACATTTGTTACACTCCTTTTCAGCTAATGCTGTATAGATTTCTCTTTCTACGAGCACGCAATCTTTGACTTCGCAAAGTAAAGGTGTGAAATTCGGCTCAACGGTTTCACCGTCTGAAAGTCGTACTGCATAAAAATCGTTGTTTTTTATGTACCATTTGCCATCTGAGGCTAATACAAAAATATCGCCTTTTTTCAAGTCTTTAAAAGCGATATGTTCACGGTTATTTGCACGGTTATTTGCAATGATTTCCATATATTCACCTATTCTTTCATTTATTTGATTTGCGACATCTCGTATGGATGTCGATTTTATGACAGATATAATTGAAAAAATCGTAATTCTTAGAGCGTTCGGCTCGGCGGTTGTCGCACTTTGATTTGTACTCGAGGTATCTTTCACAATCTGTATGACATCTTGTTGTCCGTATCTGACAGCCGTAGCACGGCGAATTTATCATTTTTACGCCGTCCTTTCGTTGATTGTATTTCCGCTGCCGATCAATTTGTTGAGCAGTGTAGTCAGTAATGATATATCTGCGCCGCTTGCATAGGCCTTTAGCCGGTCAATCGGTATGTTGTAGCTCCAACGCCCTGAATCGCTTTGCACTGCCGAGCCTATCGGCAAAGTCTGCTTTTTAAGTCCTTCGTAAATAAAATTAAGAGCCACACCAAGATATTTCGCCGCCACCGTGGGCGGCACATCTCTGTACTCCTGATTTGTTTTAGGGTTGATAAGGATTTTGTCGTTCATTTAATCACCTCAAATCTATATTGATCGTACAAGTGCCGATTTTTGCATTCGTGATACACTGCGCAACACGCTTATTCCAATTTTTGATAGCAGTTGCTCTGTCGGTGCTGTAATCGCCAAAGCAGGTAGCCGAGGCACAATTATCATTAGTGCACTCAAACATATACATCTCTTCGTCAGCGTCTTTTTGGTTTATATTCTCAACTGTTACCTTGCTACCACAAAACGGACAAGGCTTGATTCTCAGTTCAATCATTTTCTTCATCTCCTAAAATTTCGGGATTGTCGTAGATGTTGCCTACAACTTCAACATTTTCAGGCCAATAACTCCGCCCTAAACCCTCGCAGAAATTGTCATACGCAAACTCGAACTCTGTTCCTTCGGCATCGTACCGAACAACTCCGTAGCCGTCACCGTCTGAACGGTCAGAAAAATCAATAATATCTCCCTCAAAAATTTTCTTGCCGTTCTTGTCAACCATGCCTGTGTACTGACCAACCGTTTCGGGGTTGACCGCACCGTAGCTACCTAACACCGTTGCATCGGGTGTTATACAGCAACCTTGTTTAGTCACAAGCAAATTGCCCTCTGACCACTTACCGTTAGCTATCATCTTGCCTCTAAATAAATATTCTCTCATTACTCTTCACCAATCCTCTCCGTCAAAACTTAATTGTCCAGGCAAAACACCATCCTGCATCCACCAGTGATAAACCTCAAGTCCATTAGCATGTTGTGTAGCTTTGCCTCTTTGCTTTCGCACTTCAAGCATCTTGTCAAATGCTCTTATATACAAATTTCGGTACTTGGGATATCGTGCAAATTCCGCAAATCTCTTCTTACTTGTCATCGGACAGCCAATGCACCCAACACGGTTAAATCCACAACTGTATAACGGATTAAGATTAATGTGTTCTTGGTTGATGTACTCCCAAACATCACTATCCGACCAATCACAAATAGGGTTGAAAATTATCTTTCCTTGTAACTGACAATGCTCAACTATCTGCCTCTTATCGTCATTGTCATTGTTAAGGACAATTTTATTCGACAGATTAGAAGAATAAGTTTCGATTATTCCCTTCGACCGTCTTTTCGTACTTTCGGCTCTTCGCACTCCTGTGGCAATAGCACGATTCTTACCGCCTGTTTCTTTCAGAATTGCACAACAATATCTTACTAACCTTGTGGGTGGAATACCTTTTTGCACTATCAGTGACCACATAGATGTCGGCTTGCCTTTGTATCTTGGCATATCAATGTTGCATTTTATTCCTTTAGATTCCAACTCCTTAAATTTATTGCGTATGTGGTAAACTGTTTCGGGAGCATCAGCCGTTGTGTGACTATGTTGGATCTCAAAGTCTATGCCTGATTTAATCGCTAAATCTAAAATAATGTCGCTGTCTTTACCTCCTGAATAACAAAGCATAAGCGGCTTATCATAGTAGCGTTTACTTATTTCTGCTCCGTCACAAAGTCGCATTATAGCAATCTTTTCTAAGTCCATTACTCTTCACCGCCCTCAATAGGCTGATTCCAACATTTAATACAGTTATCGTCACAATCATCTATGTCCGTCAGTCCTAACGCACGTGGACATACACCTTTAGGTGTTCCGTCATCGTCAAGCGGAGCATTCGGATAGTTTTTCAAAAACTCGCTCAAATAAGTTTTCTGTGGGTGTTCGTCACTCCACTTCTGCACGATTGCAATTGCCTTTTCAGGATGATACATTTCAAAAGTTATACAGCTCATACTATCAGATGTCCCGTTATTCTGACTGGACAGCGGACACTCGGAACATTTAATTTTGCATCCTTGCCGCCTTGTTCTTTTCGTCATCCTCAACTTTTCAGCGAAATAATTTTCTGTTTTTGAGCAATCAATCATTTTTATCATTCCTTTCTGAGGTAATAAGTTAAGCAGACTGCTTAAAAAACTGCCTTGGATCAACATCAAGCACTTGACATATTCCCAAAAACTCTTCTGCTGTAACCTTCTTGTTGTGTTTTTCTCCTTAAAATGCTAAAATCAAATTGTAAGGAGGTGATGCTTATGCGTTTAAATAACGACTGTGTTCGTGATATTCTTTTGAGTGTAGAAGAAGTGTGTGACTTCAACGAATCCTTTCGATACAGTAAATTCAGCAACGATTTTGAAAGGCTTCAACCATACTCTCATGATGAAATTATCTACCACATTAAACAATGCAAACTTGCAGGTTTAATTACTTCAATGTTCGCTACTGACGGTGGCGACTATTTAGAAGTAGGTGATTTAACTCCCGAAGGTCACAAGTTTTTAGCAAATATTCGTAACGATGATATATGGAATAAAGTTAAGAAGATTGCCGGAACCGTGGGAAGTCACTCGCTTTCTGCAATAACACAAATATCAGCGAATGTTGTTACTCAGCTTATAAAAGCTCAATTTGGAATTACTTAAATCTTATTGTCTTGCCGGCGGCTTCTTTGGAGCAGTCGGCAAGTTCTTTGTCTGTGGGTATTCTGAAATTCTTCATACAATAAACCACCATTGCTCTTGTAGCAATTTTCCATTTTACAGCTTTTATGATTGCCACTACTGCTACTACGGTAGCGACTACAGCATATATGGTTAATGCCATTTTTACCATTCCTTTCTGAGGTAATAAGTTAAGCAGACTGCTTAAAAAACTGCCTTGGATCAACATCAAGCACTTGACATATTCCCAAAAACTCTTCTGCTGTAACCTTACGGTTGGAATTTAATATTCTTGAAATTGCATCAGCGGTCATTCCAGTATGCTCACACAAATATGATTGTTTAAGTCCTTTTTCTTCGACAATCTTTTTAAGTTTTTCGTTCACAGTCATACCTTTTACCTCCTTTCAACTGTTAAATGCTACATTTTGTAGATTTCATTTTAATAATAATCTAACTTTTGCAGATTGTCAAGAGATTTTAAAAAAAATTTTCTACATTTTTCAGATTTTTTTCTTGACAATCTGTAATTAGCGAATTATAATAAAAGCGTAGATAAAACATCTATAAAAGGAGAAACAAAGTGTCAAGAGAATTTATAGCACAAAAATTAAAAGAGTTAAGGAAAAAAAGCGGATTAACCGCCGATGAAGTCGGAAAATTAATAAATAAAAGTGGAAAAACCGTAAATGCGTGGGAGAACAATCACGGTCAACCTGATGCAGAAATTTTAATCGCACTTTGTGATATATATAAAGTAGATGATATTCTTGCAGAGTTCAGAGAAATGCCAAACAAAAGCAATACTATGATTTTAACCAATCATGAAAAAGATTTGGTTTATGCTTATCGAAATCACCCTGAACATCAGTACACAATTGATACTATTTTAAAAATTAACGATAATCTAATACCAACAATTAAAGCCGCACGAAGTGACGGTAATAATCAACCTATTGAAATAGTTAATCTTCCTGATCTCAGTAAGTTTGAGCCTGACGATACAGATTTATAATACATAATAAAAAACACCTCATGGGTTAAAATACCGATGAGGTGGTAAACTTGAATTATGAAAAATACAAAAACGCACGCAATGCCTCTTGGCAATGCTTAATCGACTACAGAATTAGCAACTTGCCTGTTAAAGTCAGTCAGATAGCAAAACAAGCCGACATTGTTTTGTTGAAAAATTCGGCAGTCAATCTGCTAAGTAAAAATGAGAGTGGAATAACTTTGATGCAAGATGATAAACTTTATATCATATATGCAGATGAGCAATCCCCTCAGCGATGTAGATTTACAATTGCGCATGAACTCGGTCATATATTTTTAGGTCACTTGTTTAAGGAAAACGGCAACGGATTTGCAACAATCGACGATGCCGAACATTCAGCAAATGTATTTGCTCGGGATTTACTCGCCCCTGCCTGTGTCCTTCATGAACTGCAAGCGTTAACTTCCGCTGCAATTGCAAATTTATGTGATATTAGCTTTGAGGCGGCGACCTACAGGGCTGAACGAATGGCAGAGCTCGAACGCAGAAACGCCTTTTATCTGCACCCTCTGGAACGGCAAGTAAAGGAGCAATTTGCAGAATTTATAAACAAAAAGAAAAACCTACCATAGCGGCAACTATGGTAGGTAAAATAGGAATAGTGAGAAGTCTGAACCTCTCTAATATTATTTTAATACATGATATATATATTGTCAATATATATATCACAAAAGGGGAGGATTTATAAATGACTAAAAAAGCTGTTGAAATTATTTCATTTATTATCGCTATACTCGGTGCTTCTTTTGGAGTGAAATCATTGTTGTCACTTGATATAGCAGGAATTTTAATTGGTGTCGTTATATTCTTAGTCTGTATCGTGATTTTTGGTTTTGCTACAGCAATGTCGCAAACAAGCGTTACTAGCGAGGCAAGAAATCAAAATGATAACAAGTTAATTGTTGATACACCACCTAAAAAATATTCGAGTACGAAGAATTTACCGCTTGATAAATCTGAAACAGGTTTAACTAACGCAAGAACTTTTAAACTTGCTGGGGTGACGTTCGAGGATCGCCCACATAATTTACAGGTAATTAAACAATGCCAAAATCGTGGCGAGCAAATTAAAATTGCATTAAACAAATACATATATGACGGAAAATATGCCATAGCTGTAACTGCAAACGGCTTAGAACTCGGAAACATAAAATCTGAAAACCTTGATTTTGTACTTGATAATCTTTATCGTATTTGCGGATACGAAAAACTATATATCAATAATTTCACCAATGAAAACGGAATTATAGTTTGGTATGGAGAAATCAAACTTGTTTTGGTAAATAAAAAGGAGGCTAAAGAATATGAAATGTAAGAAAATATTTTCGATTATTTTATTTGCAATGTTTATCCTTGTTATTGCAGGTTGTGGAGAAAATAATATCCCCGACGGAATTAGCGAACAAGCGTACACCGCAGGCACTAAAGCACTTGAAATTACTGACAGCTATTTAAACTATGAAATAACAAAAGATGATGCACAAAAGCAACTCGAAGAAATTTCTGACAGACTTATTGAAGAGGTGAAAACAAGTAGTTTTGAAAAAGACAGCAATGTTGAGACTTGTGTAACTACCATATCGTTAAAAATGTTTAATGATAAATCTGATAGTGATATTAGAGAAAGTCGAGATGCTTTAGCTGACAGGCTTGGCAAAACCGAAAATTAAACAATAAAAAATCCGCCCTGACCTGTTGGCGCAAGTCGGAGCGGAAACCATTACAACGGGTGCAATGGTACTTTAATCAGCAAATATATTGTACCACAACCCGTTAAAATTTACAAGGTTTTAACGGGATTTTTGCGCCCGTTTTTAGGAGCGTTAAAATGAAAAAATGTATAAACCGAAGATGTAACAAAGAACTACAGGACGATTTTGTGTTTTGTCCGTATTGCGGCAAAAATCAATCATCTGATAAGCCGAAAAACAGACGGCGAACAAAGGGTACAGGAAGCATTTACATTCGCAAAGACAGCAAATCAAAACCGTATGCTGCCGCAAGTTCTGTCACAGGTAAGCAGGTTTATTTGGGCGCTTTTGCCACAAAACGAGAGGCAGAAAATGCCCTCAAAGATTACGAGTATAATCCCGTAAACGGCTTTAATATGACGCTTGAACAGTTACACGATAAATGGGTAAAAACTAAAGCATATAAAAAACTTGGCAACAGCGTGAAAAGCAACTATGCAAGTGCATACATCAAGTTGAAACCTCTGTACAAGCGTAAATTCAGGGACTTGCGCACCTCGGATTATCAATTCATCATAGATTATTACGACAACCCACATCACGAGGTCGGCGCAGAAGGCAAATTAAAATATCTCTTACCTAATGGCAACGGTACCTATAAAGTCACTGATACGCCTAAAATCTGTCAAGGCTTAGGATACTCGGCTCTACATAAGATTAAATGTTTTGTCACAAGTCTTTACAATTTTGCGATGCAAGAGGATATTGTAAATAAAGACTACGGCACATTTATCGAACTTCCGGAACCCGAAGAGGTAAACGCTACACGCTTTACCGATGTGCAGCTTGAGCTTATCAGACAAAACATAGGTAAAGTGCCTTATGCAGATTATGTTTATATTATGTGCTACCTCAATTTTAGAGTAACCGAGTTTTTATCACTTACAACTGACCAATACCATGTAAGTGAGCAAGGAATACCTTACTTTATCGCAGGCATAAAGTCAGATGCCGGCAAAAATCGTGTTGTACCTATCCACCCTAAAATTTTAAAATTGGTTGAGAATTGTATAAACAATAAAGGTGAAACAATCTTCTGTCGAACACACGAAGGTTCAGAGTTTGGCAAAGCGATGAACAAGGATTATTTCTTGAAATATTGTTTCAGACCGGCGATGCAAGCGCTGGGGTTAGGCGATGAGTTTACTCCGCATTCTTGTCGCAGAACCTTTTCAACGCGTATGTCAGCGGCAGGTGCGAGGGAGGAAGATATTATCGCACTTATGGGCCATACAGATTACAAGGTTGATATTGACCACTACATCATCCAAGAGGTTGACACTCTTTACAATGCGATAAAATTGCTGGCATAAAATAAGCCGTCCGATTATATTTCGGGCGGCTTTTATTACGGAAAATCTGTAGTTTATCTGTAGTATAAGAGATTAAAAGGCATAAAAAGAAGTGAATAATTTTGAAAACCGAAAATATTATAAACAAAGCAAAAAGCCAGTAAACAAGCCGTTTTTGGCTTAATTACTGACTTTCTTCGTGGCTCCCCCAACTGGGCTCGAACCAGTGACATCATGATTAACAGTCATGCGCT